TGGCAGCTACTGGCCAACGGAATACCGCAGCGCAGCAGACGTTTGCCGGCCAGATGGCCGCACAACAGCAGCGCACGGCTGGTCAGCAGCAGAACATCGCCAACATCCAGTCTGCACTCGGGTTGCAGCCGATTGTCTCTCAGGCTGCTCAGTTGGGTGGTCTGCAGCAGGGCGCTTCACCGTTTGCCCAAGGACAATACGTCCAAGGCATGCAGCAGGCAGGCCCTGGCCAGCTTCTCGGCATGGGTTCGCAGTTCGCCATGCAGAACGCGCAGAACGAGTTTCAGGCGTCGCAGGCCAACAGTGGGTTCGCCTATCTTGGCGCGATCACGAATGCGATCGGAAACCTCGGCAAAGGCGTCGGAGGTCTTGCTGGCTGCCACGTCGCTCGACTCTGCGTTCCCGACGAATGGGAAGCGTTCTACTTCTGGAAGGAGCTGCTCGCTCCTGACTGGTTCCGCAATTTGTACAATACGCATTCCAAGGCTGTCGCTGGCTGGCTGTCCAACAAGCCGACGCTGCAGAAGCTGGTGGCCAAGTGGATGCGCTCAAAGATCTCGGAGGTGACCCATGGCTAGTTTCGCTGGAATCGCACAAGGGCTCGGGAATCTCGCCACTGGTGGGATCCTTGATGCGTTGAGCAAAAAGAAGACGGATCAGCCTCTTCCCAACGAAGACCTCTATGGGAAAGACGTAGAGGATCTCAAGAAGATCGCCGCCTACGATCCTGGCATTATGAGCAGGCTGGGTAACCTGCTGACTGGCGGTCTCCTTGGTGAGGCTACTGGAACCAATGCTCTTGAGCGCAGGTCAAACACCGCTTCAGATCTGATCCGCCAAGAAGAACTTGAAAAGCGCAAGGCTGAGATCGAGCGAAGGCTTTTGGATCGCATGGCAATGAAGGTGTCGCCTCAGCCATTCACTCCCATGAACACGATGCAGGGTGGAGCGTTCACGCAGAACGACATGGCTCCTGTAACACCGAACTACTTCTGATATGGCCCAGACCTTTCAAGACATCGAAAAGGCAGCCGAATATACGCCTAGTGTTGGTGCCAACATCTTGAACCTGCTTACCGGCGGGATCTATGGAGGCGTCACTGGAAAGACCCGCCAGGCTCAGGAGGCGGAGCGGCTTCGGCAGATGCTTCGGCAGGAGACTTTCAGCGAGCGAGGTGAGGAACGATCTCTTGATCGTCAAATGCGACGAGCACTGATCGGTCAGATGCTCACTGAAGGGGTTCAGCTTCAACCGGGTCAACAGCCCGAGAAGATGGATGTGTTCGACATGGCTCAGATGCTGAGATCTCAGCAGGCCAAGAATGCGATCATGGCTGAAGCTGGAACTCGTACTGGATTCGGATATTCGGATATCCCGACTCAGGAACAGGCTGCGAGCCCAGCATTCCAAACCGCAGCCTCTAAGGCTGCCTCTGAAATGTATGGCATGAGGGCCAGAACTCTGGCTGAAGAAGAGATGAGCCGGCCAAGAATAATTGCCCAGCTAAACGCATTGGATGTTAAGTTTGATCCTGCCACACCCACAGCGGGACTTGATGCGTTGCTTTCCAGAAAGAAAGCAGTGCTCTCTCAAGAGCAATCATCCCAATACTCTTATGATCGTCAGGCTGATATCGCAAGAGAGTGGCTTAACAGGTACAATGCTTCAGCCCCTGAAGATCAAAAGATCACAACTGAAGGGCTTAACAATGCTCAAGTCATCGCTGCAAAGAGCACCGCAGAGAGGATGATCGAACAAAACAAGGAGACGGCAGCAGAGAAGAATGCCAAAGCAATAGAGAAAAGATATAAAGACATATTGGATGCATACAACAGCGGTGATGCTGATAAGGCTAAATACCTGTTTGACACATCTCCTTATTCAGCGGTGAGGATGGATAATCGCATGCAGGATATCCTGCGAGTTAAACAGCCTATATCTAAAAACACGGCACTTAGAAAGACACTTGATGAGCTTCCGGGGCAAATGATGGATGCTCTTGGGTTTATCAAAAAGGTCTCTGAGTTTTCTGGATCAAAGAATCTTGCCGAGATATCTGCTGAAAATTTTGCAACATTGAAGGCCAAGCTGGACAAGGCTGGATCCGCTTACTTTGGAAACGACAAACAGAGGGAAGCTGTCAGATCTATTGTCCAAGAGTTTGAAGGTATCGTTTCTAAAGAAAGGAAGACTCTTTTCGGTGCATCGCTAACCAATAGCGAGCTTGCTAGTGCGCTGGACCTGTTTGGCAACAAGGAGTCTGCTGAGTTCCTGCCGCGAGCGATCCAATTCATGGATAAAATCTTCAGGAACAAGCCTTCTCAGCGGTGGGGCATGTATTCCGGAATGGGAGTGTACGATGATGCTGTCGATCCAATAATCAATGCGTACAAGGCCGAGAGATCGAAGATCAACTGGGCTCCGTTCGAGGAACTGATTACTGAAAACGCTCCAGTGCAGGTTGCGCCTGCTTTGCCTGCACCTCAACCCGCTAGATCTACTGGGGCTACCAATCGGGTTCGCATCAATAGTGCTGGAACAGCTTACTAAGACATATGGCTGAAGTCGTACAAATCCCTGGAGGTCCAGAACTCGAGTTCGATTCTGACGTCTCTCCGGAAGTCAAAGCCAAGGTCATTGCGGAATACACGCAGCGGGCTAAGGCAGCAATGGAGCAGGCCGAGGCTGAGAAGCCAAGGATGACTGCTGCTCCGCCATCGGCTGCTGCCGGGTACGGGATGACTCGTCAGCCTCAAAGCCTCGCCGAAGAGCGTGGCAGGCTTACTACGGCTCGCGAAATGGGTGGAATGGCTGCTCGAGTGGCTCCGTTCCTCATTGAGGCTGTTGCCAGTCGAGGAAGGCCATCTCCTAGCACTGCGGCTCAGTTGCTGAAGTATGCTGGGCTTGGAGAGGTCGGAGAAATCCTTGGGCAGACCGTTGAGCCCGGAAAATATCGTCCTGCAGAGCTGGCTGCTGCTCCAATCAGGAGCGCCGTCGTTCCTGGAGGGCGTGTTCCATCCATCATGGCTCAGACCGCAGGCACAAGCGCCCTGGGTGGTATGGTGCAACGCGGTATGGAGGGCAAAGATGTTTTCAGCCCAACGGAGATCGCAAAGGACGTGGTGTTGCCATCCGCAATCGTTGGCGCTCCTTCTGGTGTTGGAAGGGGAGCAGGGTTTGTAAGAAGGGCTGCAGAGAGAGCTGTCAAACTTGCTGAAACGATCGAGAAGTTGGGTGTGAAGCCGACGTTGCCGCAGGTGCTTCCAGAAAGCGCCGGCGTCCTTCAACGTGCTGAAGCTAAGCTGGGATCCACAAGGTATTCAGACATCTTGGCTCAACAGCAACGTGATCTTGAAAGGCAAATCACTGCGCTTCCTGGCGGATCTGCATTAGCAAGTCCCAGTGTCCAGGATGTCTACAAGAACGTCATCGATCTGCTTGGCGTGCCTGAAGTGCAGTCGATCGTATCAAAATCGACCAATGCAAAAAACGCTGTCAACGCATTGACCGACGCCATATCGAAGATGAAGTCTGGAGCCGAAGAGGCTGCACAGACTGCCGCTGCTGCTGGAACTGGAGCATTGACGGCGACGGCTGAAGCTAGGGCTAAAGGTCTAAGATCTGGCCAGTCCAAGATCAAGGACTACATCAGATCCACTCAGGGAGCTGCGGAAGCGCAGCGCGAGTCTTTGGGTAAAAGGGCTGAAGCTGCATTGCCAGGAATGGAGCAGGCTGCTGTTGGAAGAGCTTTCCCGGCAGGAACACCAAAGAAATACGAACCGATTCAAGCTGGATACGAACTCGAGAACTTGATCGGTGGAGAAACTGGAAGCCTCAAGTCATCTTGGGACACGTTCAAGAATGACTTGTACAAGAACGTCAGGACTGTTCAGGACAATCCTGCATTTGATCCATCTGTCGCCACAAGCAGCGGAGAGTCGCTGATTGATGTCGTAAACAGATTCGAGAAACAGCTTCCATCATACGGAATCAACACCAAGCAGTTCTCTGAAACGCTCAAGGATGTTGTCGACGATGTTGATGTTCCTAAGAACGTTTCACTGACTCAACTGAGGAAACTCAGGGATAAGGTTTACGCGTTCTCAAATTACGGTGGCCAAGCCTATGGCAAACCTATACAGGCTGAGACTTTGCAGTTAGCCGACGCGATCAACGATACCATCGAATCGCAAGCAGCATCCGCATTCGGACAGAACATTGCAGATGAACTCTTCAAGGCGAACGAAACATACAAGAAGATTCGCCCGTTGTGGGATAGCTACTTCGTCAACAAGGCGTTCGCAGACATCAAGGCGAAGCCTGGAACCATGGCTGAAACGCTTGGTCAGGCGATTGAGAAAGAAGGCGCTGCGGCTCCGGCTTACACCAACCTGATGGATCTTGTCTCTCAGCTTAAGGCTGAAGGGGTAAACGTTCCTGATGTCAGCGGTGTCAATGACATGATCAGGGGCTACATCATGGCCAAGGCAGGAAACGACAGGAACAAGCTGGCCAACATTCTGACCACTATCGAATCCAAGTCGGCCGGTTCGCTTGCTAAGTTGGGTCTTGGAGATGTTTCTGAACTGAACAAGTTCAACAGTCTCAACAACATGGTTGAGAGCAGCCTGATGAAACCGACAGGCGCTGACTTCAAGGATTTCCTGACTAGGATTACGGTGTTTGAAGAACGGAATCCTGGATCTATGCAGGCTTGGGGATTCGGAACTCCAAGCGAACTGAAAGATCTGGCAAAGAAGTTCGATCAAGTTCAAAGGGCATCAGGCTCTCTAGTTAAGTCAGAGAACCTTGCCAAGACACTGGAGAACGTGACCAAGCTGGATTCCGCTGCTGGAATGCGAATGATTCCCGCCCTGACTCCGATGCTGAACAATATCACGGACATCGCAACAGTGATGCGGAATCTGGAGACGATGTCGACAGCGGCAGCGAGTCCGGCAACTCGTAAAGCCGCTCAAGACGCGATTCACAATACTCGGGCAGTGGTTCTCGAGGACATGCTGTTTGGAAGAACAAAAGAGGGTGTATCCAAGGGTTTGGGTAGCTTAGATCTAGAACAGCTTCAAAGAGACTTGGCCAACAAGGACCTCAGAAATCAGTACGAGGAGATGCTTGGTCGAAATCTACTCCGAAGAGTCGAGACGGATCTGATCCCGGGGCTCACTGCAATCAAACGCGCTGAACAAATCGCAGGTGGTGCTGGAATCACTCAGAGAGGCCAGACCTACGGGCAGTTGGCCAGCAACCTTACCGCAGCAGCCGTTGGTGGTGCCGGAACAGCCATGGCAACTGGCAATGTAGGAAAAGCAGTTATTGGAGGTGGAATCGGATTCGCCTCTGGCGTTCTTGCAAACTATGCCGGCCCTGCAATCGCGTCCAAGTTCCTGTCCAGAACCGTTGGAGCCACAGGCATCAGGAACGTCGAGAAAACGGCCAGGATGCTTGAGAAATTGAAGGATATCCCAACGGCTCAAGCTCTTTCCGCTCTGACCGAGTACGCCAATACCGGAAAGGAGCCCGATTTCGGAACCAGCAAGACACCCTAAACTCGGTGTTGACAAGTGTAGCAAACTGTTGCAACACTGTCCCCGATGAAGCTGCTGTCTCCCCGCCAAGTGGCGGATGCACTCGGGGTTCACCCCGAGACGGTGCGACGGTGGATACGAAGTGGTAAAGTGCCGGCCATCAAGGCCACTGCACGCACCATCCGAGTCCGCAGTGAAGTCCTTGAGTCCTTGATGACTCAGGCAACCAAATCGGCACCGAAACACAAATGAACAACAACATGCAACTCGCAGTGGCTGCCCCTTCGGCTGCCAATGAAGTCTACGACCGTATCGCTGAACCCATCAGCGCCATTGCCCAGCTCGGAGAGTGGATCTCTTCCTCTGGAATGTTCGGATGCACCAAGGTCGAACAGGGTCACATCATCGCCATGCAGTGCCTGGCTGAGAAGAAGTCGCCCTTCGACATCAAGCGCACTTACCACTTGGTGAATGGACAGCCCACCATGCGGGCTGACGCCATGCTCGCCGGCTACCGTGCCCGGGGAGGCAAGGTCATCTGGAAGCAGTTCGATTCGAAGATCGCCTCGGCCACATGGAAGTACGACGGCAACGAGATCGACATCAGCTACTCACTCGACGACGCCAAGGCTGCTGGTCTGTATCCCGGGAAGCCGGGTTCCGGTTGGCAGAAGGATCCTGCCGCCATGCTCCGCGCCAGATTGATCTCAAAGGCGATCCGCATGATAGCCCCAGAGGTGGTCATGGGCATCTACACCCCGGAGGAAGCTCAGGACTTCGGTGCCGAGTCGCCGAAGGTCACTGTTGCGAAGGCCGACGACTCTGCTGTCATCGGTAAGCTCGAGGCCCTGTTCGAGGCCCGCGAGGAAGAGGTCAATGCGTTTCTCGTCACCACCGGCAAGATCAAGGAAGGCCAGAACTTCCGCGACCTCCCGACTGATGTGGCCAGCAAGGTCATCAGCAAGCCTGACCTGATCCTCTCCAAGCTGCCCAAGATCGAGACTGCGGAGGTGGTCGGATGAGCGCCAAGCTGGTCTATCACATGCCGGCCGAGCAGTACCACAGCACTGTGGCCCTCTCGAAGTCCGGGCTGGATCAGTTCCAGCGGTCGCCTGCCCATTACAAGGCTTGGCTCGAAGGAGCTAAGGAGGAGGCAACTCCTGCCATGGTCTTCGGTTCTGCCTTCCACTGCGCGGTCTTAGAGCGTGATGAGTACGCCAAGCGGTACGTCATCTTCGAGGGTGATCGTCGCACGAAGGGCGGCAAGGAAGCCTACGAGGCTCTTCAGGGGTCAGGAGCCACGATCATCACACGGGAGACCGCTGATAGCATCGAGGCCATGAAACTGTCCCTGATGTCACATCCGGCTGCAGGGAAGGCACTCTACGCCGGCGACACAGAAGTGTCCGCATTCGGAACCTTCGACACGATCAACGTCAAGGCACGCATCGACCTGCTCCCGGATCATCGTGAGCTGTACGATTCACTGGCCGACATCAAGACGACACAGGACGCCTCCCCGGCTGCCTTCGCCAAGACTGCCGCCCAGCTTCGGTATCATGTGCAGGCCGCATGGTATCTGCGCTTCTTCCCAAACAAGCGGCGCTTCATCTTCATCGCCATCGAGAAGACAGCACCCTATGAGTGCGCGGTCTACGAGATGGATCAGGCTGCGATCGACCAAGGCAACGCCGAGATCGACAAGCAGCTCGAGTTCTTCAAATCCTGCCAGGAATTCAACTCATGGCCTGGATATTCCACAGCGGTGGAGAAATTAACACTGCCCAACTGGGCGTTCAAACCTACAACCCAAGAATAGACATGAAGTTCACACTCAACCGTTCCGAAGCCGAGACCAAGACCTTTGCAGGTCCCGGCACATACACCGTCAGCATCCAGTCCGTGAAGGATGGTCCTCTGGACCGCAACGGAGACATCCCAACCCTGCTGCGTTACCGCTCCGATGATGGCTGCTCCATCACCGATAGGTTCTACGCCAAGGAGACCCAGATGTGGCGGATCAACCTGCTGGCGTCTGTCACCAACGTCGATCTGCCTGATGGCCAGGAGTTCGATCTGTCCAAGCCCGGATCTCTCACCAACCTGCTGACCCATTGGGTTGGCCAACGGCTGTCGATCACTGTCGATCAGGACGGAGATTACCTGCGCGTGAAGCGCCTCAATAAGGCGCCCGAAGAGGCTTTCTAGCCGAAAGGCAAGGTGGGGAAACAAAAACCCCCGGGGAGCTACCAACTCCTCGGGGGTAAACCTACACAAGAACAATGCAACTGCGGCTCAGACCCTATCAAGAGGAGTGTGTCAGTCAAGTGCTGGCCAAGTGGAACGACTTCCGCCGGCTCCTCGTTGTCCTGCCAACCGGGGCTGGCAAGACCATCATCTTCTCCCACATCGCCAATCGCCTGCCCGGCAGGGTCCTGATCGTGGCGCATCGTGAGGAACTTCTCAATCAGGCCATCGCCAAGCTGGAGTCTGCGACCGGACTCAAGGCATCCCTAGAGCGTGCAGACTGCGTTGGCGATCGCGATGCCAAGGTGGTCGTCGGATCCATCCAGACCCTCATGCGCCGTTGCACGCAGTGGGCGCCCGATCACTTCACCCACATCATCATCGATGAGACGCACCACGTCGCCGCAGACAGTTATCAAGCTGTCATTCGGCATTTCAGCGGTGCCAGGCTGCTGGGTGTCACTGCCACACCTGACCGTGCTGACCAGCGCAGCCTCGGCGATCACTTCGACGATGTCGCCTACGAGCTGACTCTGGCCGACCTGATCAAGCAGGGGTTCCTAGCTCCCATCCGAGTCCGCGTCTGTGACCTGTCCATCAACCTGACCAAGGTCGCCATTCGTGCCGGAGACTTCGAGGCAAGCGAGTGCGCCAACGCCATCGAGCCGCTCTTCGCCCAGATCATCGAGCAGATACAGAAGTACGGCGGCAAGAAGGTCCTCGTGTTCCTGCCGCTCATCAGCACCTCAAAGCTGATGACCGAGATGCTCACAGCCCGTGGTTTCAATGCCCGGCATGTGGACGGCACATCGGACGACCGGGCACAGACCATCGAGTGGTTCGCCAAGGTGGACTCCGGCGTCCTCTGCAACGCCATGCTGCTCACCGAAGGCTACGACGAGCCCACCATCGACACCATCGTCTGCCTGCGGCCCACCAAGAGCCGTGCGCTCTACACCCAGATTGTTGGTCGAGGAACCCGGCTGGCGGACGGCAAACAGAACCTGCTCATTTTGGATTTTCTGTGGATGACTGGTAAACACCGGCTCATCCGACCCACGTCGCTGTTCGCTGATGGCGAGGTCGCTGAGATCGCTGACAAGAACACCACCACCCAGGGTGAGTTCGATCCAGAGGCAGCGGCTGATGAGGCACGCAAGGAACGCGAGGCCAAGCTGGCTGCGGAGTTGGCCAAGAAAAAGCGTTTCGCTGGCCGACTGATCGATCCGATCGAGTGGGGCATGGCAACCGCAGACGCAAACGTCGTCGACTACGAGGCCACCATGAAGTGGCACCTGGAGCCCGTTTCCGAGAAGCAGGCTGCACTTCTGGCCAGCTACGGATTCGACGCTCGTCGCATTGCCAACAAGGGCCAAGCCTCTGCACTGATCGATTCTCTCATGGCACGCGGACGCCGCGAGCTGGCTACACCGAAGCAGGTGAAGCTGCTCATGCAGCGTGGCCACAAGTTCGCTTCCCGTTACTCAAAACAACAAGCATCAACCTACATCGCGCAACTATGCAAAAGACCATCATCGCCTGCGACCCCGGCGTCTCCGGCGCTTTCGCCTGCCTGATCGACAACGAGATCGCAACACACTCCATGCCGGACACCCTAACCGACATCGTGAGGCTCCTGTCTCTCAACAAAACCTCTGTCTCGGAGTTGTGGATCGAGGACATCCCGAAGTTCGCTGGCAAAGCGATCCCGTCCTCCACAACCGCTGTCCTGTTCGACAACTTCGGCATCATCAAAGGCGCTGCTGTAGCCCTCGGCTATTCCCTGCATCGTGTGCCTCCCGTCAAGTGGCAGGAGCCGCTCGGGCTCGGTGGTCGCAAGTCCTGTGCAACGCAGCCTGAATGGAAGCGGAAGCTCAGAAACAAAGCGCAGGAACTGTACCCGCAGATCGATGTCACCTTGCAAAACGCAGACGCGCTGCTGCTCTTGAGTTACGCAAGGCAAAATCAGAAGTGAAACGGGACCGCAAAGAATCCGCTTGGTACAAACATCGCCTCGAAGAGGCAAAGAAACCTCGTCCCATGACAACTACTGAAAAGAGCACCTTGCACATGTCCAACAGTGATCTACTCGCCGAGGCAAAGAGCATTGTCCAGAAGGCCATCGATCGCGGCTGGATGAGTTACCAGAAGAAGCTCACCGTCGCAGACCTGAAGAAGCACTATGATCAAGAAATCCAAAAAGGGTTACACCGTCGTTTCTAAGACCCACAAGAAGGAGATGGGTACTTACCCATCCAAGAAGCAGGCCATCAAGCGCATGCTTCAGGTCGAGTACTTCAAGAACAAGAAAGACTAGGCTACCAACCTACATCCAATGACCTCACAAGAATTCTTCGCAATCATCAACGGCTTCGGCGTCTTTGCATCCGCACTCATCGCGGTGTCCTGGGTGCTGATCTATTTCGTGCAGCTCAGAGAGGAAGCTCGTCGCTTTGTCCTGTCCTTCGGACTCGGCGTCGGGCTCTGCCTCCTTGGCATCTACTTCCTCTTGATGACATTCACTCGGTTCGTCGAGTAAGGAGGAACCGCCATGACACCCATTGAGCGGGCCAGACTCTGGCTCGCAAAGCTCCCTCCTGCCATCTCGGGTCAAGGTGGCCACAACCAGACCTTCACCGCTGCACGCGGCCTGTGCTGGGGATTCTGCCTCGATATCCGAGACGCCTACGATCTCCTCGAGGAATGGAACCGGTCCTGCCAACCACCATGGCATTCGCGGGATCTCACTCACAAGCTGAAGCAGGCGTCCACGCAGCCGTTCGGATTTCCACGCGGCTACCTGCTCAACGCAGGGCACGAGTCCACGCCGGCTGCCAAGGTCGACATCACGCGCTACAAGCTACCGAGCAAGACGCCTGTGCTGATGACTGAGTCCAGCCAGCCTCAGATTCCCGGGGAGGAGTTCGTGGCCTTCCTAAAGGCGGCATTCGTTCAGGATGAGGTGGTCTGCATCTGCAATGATGTGTCCGACGAGGGCAAGCCTCAGAGCACCGGTTCTTTCCTGACTCGCGAGCAGTGGATCGAACGGTTCAGTGGGCCAGACTCTCCGCTCCTGAGCCCCGCCGGCATGGGCGCATTCGTCCGCATCAATCCATTCATCGCCAACGACTACTCGGGCGCTGACAAGGCTGTGTCCTCCTACCGACATGTGCTCGTCGAGATGGATGCGTCGGCCAAGGAAGAGCAGCGCAAGATCCTCGTCGACTCCGGCCTACCCATCACCGTCCTGATCGATTCAGGCGGCAAGTCCATCCACGCATGGGTCCGCGTCGATGCCGTCGACCGCGCCCAGTGGGACGAGCGTCGGGACATCATCTACAACACGCTCGCAGCCCAGGGCATCGATCCCAAGAACAAGAACCCATCACGCTACTCACGCTTGCCCGGCGCCCACCGATCCGGGGAACGACAACGCCTGCTCGCCACTCATGTCGGAGCCGAGACATTCGAGGTGTGGCAGCAGAACCTCGAGCTGGCCGGCGACACCGACACCGCCGTCTCGGTCGATGACCTCATCGCCTTCTCGCCCACCAACGATCCCGACAACCTCGTCGGCAACCGGTGGCTGACACGCGGCTCCTCCATGATCCTGTCCGGTGGATCCGGCATCGGTAAGTCCTCGCTCCTGATGCAGCTCTGCATGCAGTGGGCAGTCGGCCGCGACTTCTTCGGCATCGGCGGCGAACGACCGCTACGCATCGGCGTCGTGCAGGCCGAGAACAACACCGGTGATCTCGCAGAAGCCTTCCAGGGTGTCGCCCGGGGTCTAGGACTCAACCCTGAGGAGCACGAGCGTCTGCGGGCCAACCTATCCTTCCGGACCGAGACCGTCCGCACCGGCGCCGCATTCCTCGACTACGCCCGGCGCTTCATCATCAAGGCCAAGCTGGACATGATCATCTGCGACCCGCTCCTGTCCTACTTCGGATCGGACCTATCGAACCAAGAGTCGGTCTCTCTGTTCCTACGCAACCAGCTCCAGCCCATCCTGCAGTCCACCGGAGTCTGCTGGATCTGGATCCATCACATCGCCAAGCCGGCCAAGGAACGCGATGGGGAGCCGCCAACCCTCATGGAGCTGGCCTACTCAGGCTTCGGATCCAGCGAGCTGACCAACTGGGCTCGCGAGATCGCTGTCATACAGGAGGTCGGCCACCACACCCCACGCAAGTTCAGGCTCGCGTTCTGTAAGCGTGGCGGCCGCCTCCCACGGGCTGTACTGCCCATTGCCCATTCCTCCGAGGGAATCAACTGGGTTGAGTGGAATCCGCTGGTGTTCCGGCAAGATAGTCAATCCCAAGGCGCTTCTCGAGGAAGGCGAGGCGCTCGTCCTGCAGCTCGTCAGAGCCAATCAGGAAGCGGTACTTTGAACCAACTTCCGCCTTCAGATCGCTGAGCGTCTTCACCTCCTGCTGTAGCCCACCGAGAGTCTTCTCGAGGCTTGGCAGGAGGTTTTTCCATTCAGCCAGGGTGGCATTGATCGCGTCCACACGGGCGTAGATCTCGTCCATGTCCTCGTTGAGCTTCTTGATCTCCTTCTCGCGCTTGCGGGTCCAGGTCTTGTCGCGCTGGATGTCCTTCTTAATCTCCCCCAGCTTGCGGTTCATCATCAGGTCGGCGTCCTTCTCCGTATCAGGAAGCCATTCGCAGCCATGCCATGCAGCATGCACGCGATCGTAGATGAGAACCCGGCTGCTGGGATTCCTCATGGAGTTGAACGCCTTCTGAGCCACCTCCATGGGCACATCCATGGTTTCCATGATGTGGGCCAGAACATCGGAGTCCTCCGGGTTCGGATCATGGGTCATTGGGGGCATGCTGCTGAACTGAGCACGCAGTGTGGTAGTCTTGCCGTCGATGTAGATGTAGGCCATAGGATGTAAGCGATAGTTGAAAAGGAGAAGACGGTCAAACTAATTTTGGAGAGTCGTAGGCACCGCTCTCAACAAATACCTAGAGAAGGTGCCTATCCTCCCCTAATAGGGAGGCAATAACGCCTACCTAATAAGTAGGCTGCTCCGGGGTCCCCCTCGCCTGCTTCTTGGCTTTTGAGGCCAAGCGGCGGAGGCCCCGGAGCTCCCCTCCTCTATGCTGCATATGCCGCATATGGAGGTAAGGTCGTATGCTGCTCATGTGCAGGCGGGTGCAGGAATGGGGTTGGGTCCATGGGCGGGAATGGCGATTGCTGCGCCGGAAAGGGGCCTAGGAGGCGTTTTGATGGGCGGGATGGTAGATGACAGCGGAAATGGGGTATGGGGGTCTTAAAACGGATTTCCAGATTTCCGAATTTCCAGGAAGCCTATGGGGGGTTCGGAACCAGAAGTGGGCCACCCGAATTTTCAGAGTCTCTATGGGGAATCGAACTCACGAGGATTCCTCGTAGGTTGCCCAGCCCATGGGGGGGGGAGTGGCCTACTCCAATGGAGTACCGGGCGTTAACGATAAAGGTTTAACGTTAACCGGTAACGATAAAGGATAGGGGTATCGGCTGGCTACAGGTTAACGCTATCGGAATCTGGGCAAAGAAAAGCCCCACCTTGCTAGGGTGGGGTGGGGTGGGTTGGTCTAGGCTACGGGAGCAGAAGCCAAGTCCACAGAAGCACCCACATCAGGGCAATGGCGAGCATGCCGTCTAGAAGGGGTGTCATTACAGGCCCTTTCCAAGCGTGAGCGTGATGGTGATTCCAGCGCCAGCCGGGGTGGCGAGCACACTGCGGATGTGCGATTCCCCGTGTTCACGCCAGCATGAGTCGCAGTAGGCTCGCGTTGCCACGATATCGGAACCGCGCATGAGGTCCACACTGGCCACCCTCCGGATATCCAGCAGCCCTTCGCACACTGGGCACCACATTTGGCGCCCGCACTGGTAGCGGAGGAGATCACGGGTGATTTTGCGTTGCATCACGCCTTCAGGGGTGTTGAGGGTGATAGGTAGTGGGTTCTCTTGTGTTTGCATATGTAGATGGGCATAGATTGCCCGTTTTCCCCCCTAGTTTCCTAAGGGGGAACGGCGGGGAACCTACTGGCAGGCTACGGCCGAGACTTTCTTCGCTCCGGTTCCGTGGGGTAAAAATCCGATCATGAAACCCCTATCGGCTCGCGAACAAAGTCGGCACGTCGCGCAAGTGGTGGTTTCCGAACGCTGCGCGGGGCAAATGACCACCTTGTTCCCGGCCGGTGTCAGGAAACGAGCGGGAGCACCAGGAGCGACAACTGTCGCGACCGGAAGGCCGGTTCGGGCAAGGCGGTCAGCATGCTCTACGTTGTTCCCAGACAGATTGACCGTGAAGCCCTTGGCAACGGCCGCTTTGACTGTCCGCAAATTGCCCTGGACGACTTTGGAAGGAACGCCTTCGGTCCGGATCACAGGCTTGTGGGTATAGGTGAAGCCCTTCCTTCCCTTGTTGGAACTGGCCAACTGGTTCAGCCGGACGGCGTCAATCCGGTTTCCGGCGCCGGGAAGGTCCCCGGCTTGGTTGTGGCGCCAGAGTTGAGACTCCGGAAGGCTACGGACACGGGACAGGAAGACCTTCCAAGGTTCACCGCGGGTTCTCTTGCTGACTTGCAACCAGTGGATTTTCAGCGGGCCATTGTCAGCATAGCATCCTTCGCCGAGGAAGGGGCAAGCCGGAGGGCAGGTTGAGTTTGGGGAGGTTGAGACGGGAATCGGTCCGGTCTTTGCGTTGGTGGACTTTAGGGTAAGGTGGACGTTCATTGTGTGGTAGGTTGAGGGTTAAGCGAGGAAAACGTGGGACCAAGAGCCGTCCGGGAGCTCTCCGGAGACGAACGGCCGGTCCCATGGATACCAGCCGCCGGTGTCGTGGGTGGTCCTCAGTTTGGCCTGCAATGCTTCAGCGGCAGCGCGGTGACAGAGTCCACCGGTGTGCTCGTATGGGTAAGGGATGGTCATTGAATGCCGGTCCATCGTTGCGCGGATGCGTGCGCCTTTGGTGTCGGTGCAGGGAAGAAACTTCGTGTGGATTGAGTAATACATAGGCTTAGGGGTTGAGGGTTACAGGATCACGAACGCAAGCCATAGAGCGGCCGCTCCGAGAAGCATCACGAGGATTGCACCAAGGGTTTCGAGAGTGTTTTTGTTGAGCATAGTGTAGTGCGTTAGCTAAGACGGGAGAGGTTCTACGTCAGGAACCGAGACTTGGCAAGGGGGAATTTTTTGGGTATGGGGGGGAGCATGGAACCTGCAGCTGTAGCCAAGTCAGGAAGGAAGCGCGCAAAGGGTGTACTGGGGGCCCTGTCTAAGGTGTTGTCAGCCACCCAAAAAAAAGACGCGCTGGATGCGGCCGCGCTAGGAATGACCATGGACAAGGTGGCTATCCTGTGCGGATTCCCGGCCGGGAACGAAACCCAATGGCATAGGTGGCTGGATGCCCACCCTGACTTTGCAACGGAGCTCAAAAACGCACAGGTGTTGGGTGAATTGCAGCTGCAACGGTCTGTACGTGAGGCCGGGCAAGGGTGGCAAGGGTCTGCATGGTTGCTTGAACGCACCCGCGGGTACGTTGCACGAGCATCCATGGAACATACCGGCAAAGGTGGATCCACGCTAACAATTGCGCACCAACTACTTAGCTCAGTTGCTGAACGGGAAAGGTGATTGAATATAACCTTTACTGTGCATGGAACTGGGTCTCGTTAACGCTAACGCACCATTGTTCCACGTGGAACATTGATACCGTTGACGGACGACGGGGGTAGGGGGGACCCCCACGGGGGGGTGGGTTTAGATTTAGCCCCCCCTCTCCGCCACCCACCCCATTTCCAACTGTTGCAACGCTTGACAACATAGCGCACACAGTGCAACACTGCGTCCTGCTATGGGCAAGATGACTGTGCAGAGGGTGGCCGACGTGGGTCCTGCGGATCCGGGTATGAGCCAGGAGTATTTCAACGAGAAGTATCGGGCTTGGTTACGGAGGCGTGGCTTGACGGATCCGAGCTTTGCGGAGGAGTTGAGGGCGTTGGAGGAGCGGCGGGTGCTGAACTTCAAGCGTGGGCGTGCGGGCAGGAGGGCCAAGGCATGAGTGATCGCACGTCACATGCGGAGTGGCAGATTGGTCCGGAGCGGTGGGTAGTGGATTCGGAGTTTGCGCGGAAGCTGGAGGAGGAGATTGGCCAACTGCGTGAGCGCATTGAGATGCTGGAGGAGCTGGTGACTGGCGAGCGGTGGACTGACCGGAGGGAGGCCGCATGACTGATCATATCGGTGAGCCTAACGCAGTGATCTGCCCTCACTGCGGATTGCCTGCGGATCGCCTTCAGAACGGGATCCAAGGGTACCGCTGCGGGTCGTCGTATGAGCCAAATTTCAGACCTCAGTGGGCTAGGAGCATGACCTGTCTGGAAATCGAGAACAAAAAGCTCAAGGGCGACTTGGATCTGTCCTACTTTGGAGAGGATGCGCTGATTGCTAACGTCCGGAATCTGAGGGCGCACATCAAGCGCCTGGAGGAGGCTGGAGATAAGATGGCTCAGGACCATAATCCGTTTACCTTCATGGACTGGCAACGAGCCAAGGAGGTAAAGCCATGATCTACTGCATGGCTGGAATCGTACTGCTCACGGTCTACAGCGCGGTACTTACGTTCTACATCATCCTAACAATTGAAAAGCACAACATACTGTGCGGAGCTGTTAGAGACCTAAATGACAAACTGTCGAGGTTTGAACGCAGTGATGAGTGGGGTCGCCTTCAAAAGCCGTTATCCGATCACTACACACTAGGCACTGACATCGCAGCGAACAAGGAGATCAAGCCATGAGTGACGAGACACCAAGCCAAGTGGATCTGGTCGAACAGCTTTACGATGAGAACAAGGCGCTGAAGGAGCGCATCAAGCGGCTGGAGGACATCATCAAAAGGGCTGGATACAAATTCTTTGAGGACGGCACAGATGGTCGGATTGCTGTCAACATGCTGACGATTCTGGATGAAGCGAGGGAGGCCAAACCATGAAGTACACGATTGAAAAATACCCCAACTGCCCACCGAGGCATGGGTTCTCGATCTTCAGTCCAGACTATCGCACGAGGCTCAGGGACATTGCTCCGATAGGAATCGTGCGAGAACTCAACAAGCTGCTGAGAAGGATTGAGAAGCTGGAGAAGGAGGCCAAGCCATGAGCGAACAAGAGGAAGTCTATCGCATAACGCTCAAGGGTCTGCTTCAAGCCAAGTTGGGCGACGATCAAGGCAATGAGATCTACGACATGCTGGAGCTGTACTGCAGGCGCAATGGTTGCGGCATTGCGATCGAGGAAGGCCGTCTGGGATTTGTGAACATGGAGCCTGTGGAATGAAAGCTACCCTCGAGTTCCAACTGCCGATGGAGCAGTACGAGCATCGGGCAGCATTGCTGGGTATGGCCTACAAGGCCGGGCTCGAAGGCGTGGGCCAGGATCTGCGCGGCAAGATCAAGTACGGCCATGAGTTCAAGACGGCCGATGAGGCGCTCGAGTATGCGTACAAGCTGGTGTGCTCCACTATCATGGAATGCGACAACGAGGGGCTGGAGTAGGCCATTGCCTTGCAAGATGCTAGGGGATCGTGGCGTATATGCGGCATCGTGAATGTGGTGAGGAAGTGGAAACGTGTGATGGCGGTGGGCTGTTCACATGGATCGCGGGCCAACAAGCAGGCGTTGGCTGCGGTCTTGCGTTTCCGCGACAGCTACAAGCCGGCGCATGTGATCCACCTGGGTGATGCGTACGATCTGTCCGCGCTCAGAGCTGGAGCACTGGCCAACCCGAGCGCTGCAGATGCGGCCGACGACTACATGGACGACATCGATCAGGGTCGGAAGTTCCTGAACGATTTGCGGCCGACGGTGTTCACACTCGGGAACCATGACGAGCGGGCCAAAATGTATCTCACTCATCACAACGCGGTGGTGAGGGGTTTCGCCGAGGCTGTATGGCAACGCATGATCGAGCCGATCAAGAGGCATACGAAAGTGTTCATCGAGCATCACGGGGTGTTGCCGAATTGCTGGTATGAACTGGGCGGATACAAATGGGGACATGGAACACTCTACTCGGAAAACTTCCTGCGGGACTCAGCCGAGACCTGGGGCAACTGTGTCGTGGCTCATGCCCACCGGGCTGGTGCAGCTTGGGGTAGACGGAGTGACGGTCCGTGCGCGTTGTCCCCCGGAACGTTGGCCGATGTTCCTGCCATGGAGTACGCTCATCGCCGCAGGGGCACGTTGGCGTGGTCCCATGGGATCGTCTTTGGGGAGGTGACCGACGACAAGGCACAGCTCTATGTGCATCAGTGGCCGCAGCATGAGAAGGTATGGACTCTGCCCAGCTTCTGAAGGAACTGAAGGCTGCCATCTGCTGTCAGGCGGAGCGTGTGCCTGCGGATTGGAAGACGATGACCCAGTGGGCCAAGGAATGGGGCATGAGCAACTCGCACACGATCAGGCTGGTGCGTAAGGGGATTGATCTGGGCACGATTGAGCAGAAGAAGTTTCGCGTTCCGAATGGAAGGAGAGGAGTTTATCCGACATGGCACTATCGCTGGAAGAAGGGGTGAGCATCACCTACAAGACTGTGGACAAGCAGAGCAAAACCGAGGAAGCATCTGCTCGTTCCCATGAGTGTGGGGATGCCGGCTGCGGCACTCCTGTGGTGGGCTTGAACGCGAATTTAGGCTCCGCCGCAGCCGGGAATCCCACATCTGACGCACAAGGAAATGAAGGACAGGTTTAGGCGGGAACCCAGATTCGAGGACGACAAGCTGATATGCGAACGGTTGCCCGCACTGCTGACCTATATCCAGGAACAGGACCGCGTCATCACGCATCTGGTCCGGGAGAATCTGCGTCTGCGTCAGGAACTGATTGTCGAGAGGGACAGGAACAACGGATAGAGGAGTTGGAGGATAAGCTGCAGCAGATGAAGATGCGGGAAGTCATCTACAAGCGGCTGTGTGAGGACGCGAGGTTCCTGGTGGCCCGCTCAAGCAACGATGCTTTCGTCAGGCGGTGGTTCAGCGATTACAAATCCATCAATGAGTGAGATCTATTCCATGAACGCCACGTTCATCCAGCCGACCGATCCGGGTGCTGACACCGAAGAGGATCAGAACGTGATGGAGATCGAGATTGTCGATCACGGCGATGGACCGCAGGTGATTCTGCGTACGGAACGCTGGTCGCTGGACGGCAAGGATGACATGCAGCGATTCGTCGAGGTGCTCGGCGAGCTGATGGACAAGGTCCAGGAAACAAGGATCTCGAGGAACAATTGATGAGTGCGAAATGGAAGATCAGGTCTGAGCCGACAAAGACTGTCGAGCTGCTCAACGACAATGCCGAGTTCAGGGTCGGCGAGATGAAGGAACGAGTCGTCATCTACGAGCGCAAAGGCAAGATGTGCGTTCGCAGATACAAGGAGTTCCTGGCGAAGTTTGAGCCACTCGCATGAGCAAGATGCCGGCATGGAAACGCAAGAAGCTCATCGAAGAAGCGAGCGAATTGCGGAACTTCCCGAAGCTCATGCTGGGCCTCGAGGTGTATCCATGGCAGGAGAACGTGCTCGACGCCCTGTGCGCCAAGCATTCCAGGGTGGCGCTCAAGGCAGCCAACGGCTCCGGCAAGACCAGCATCGTCGCAGCAGCCGCTGTGGTGTGGCACCTGGTCATGTTCAAGGGTGCCCTCTGCGTCTGCACCGCCGGCGTCTATCGTCAGGTGGCCGACGCCCTCTGGCCGTACATCAAGCGGTACACCAATGGCCTTGGCGGACCTGATTCGGGGTTCAAGGTCATCGACGGTGAGATCACCTATCTGCGGGCAGGCTGCAAACCGGGCGAGGAAAGCCGATGCATCGGGTTCTCTGCGTCAAACCCGGAGAAGGCGGAAGGCTGGCACTGCCAAGGACCATCTCACAACCTGCTCTACATCATCGACGAGGCCAAGGCGGTTCCAGATGGCATCTTCCAGTCGATGGAACGCTGTCAGCCTAGCCGGGTTCTGATGATGTCCAGCCCCGGGGGTTCCGGCGGATACTTCTACGAGGTGTTCCGACGCAACGACGGACGCTGGAAAACGTTCACAGTCACCGCATTCGACTGTCCGCACATCAAGAAGGACTGGATCGACGAGCAGTTCCAGCGTTGGGGCGAGAACCATCCGCTGGTGCGGTCCATGATCTATGCGGAGTTCATGGAGGACGACGGTTCGCTCACAGCCGTGCGGACTGCGGACTGGCAGAGATCGGTCTCTCAGCCTCCGGAGAGCAACGAGAAGGCGCATCGGCTCACCGCAGGATGTGACTTTTCCGCTGGTGGCGACGAAAGCGTGCTCTGCGTGCGCCAGGGAAATACGGTGAAAGGTCTGATCTCCTGGAAAGATCGCGATACCATGAATTCCATTGGGAAATTCATCTATCAGTTCCGGAAGTGGGGGCTCAAATCCGAAGATATTTACGCGGATGTTGGCGGCATGGGTGTTGTCATGTGCGACGCCCTAAAACAGGAGGGTTGGGACGTGCGCCGTGTCAATTTCGGCGAGAAAGCCATCCGAGATGACCAGTTTGTGTCCCGGGGAGCCGAGATGTGGATCGAATTCGGCCGATCCGTTGAGAAGAACGAGATCAATCTGGGTCCGGCAGGCAATGACGACATCCTGATCAACCAGTTCATCACCCGAAAGGTCAGGACCAACGGAAAAGGCAAGTTGGCGCTTGAATCCAAAGATGAATTGAGGGCCAGAGGCATCGCGTCACCAGATCGGGCAGACGCCATGGTGCTGGCGTTCTGCGGCGGAGGCGGTAAACGCATGGATGAGTACATGAAAGCACTCGGTGAGGACGGTCGTAGCCTCCTGGAACGCATGGAGGATGAAATTGGCCCTCTGGAAGGCGGCGATGAGGGTGCGCTTGTAGGTTGTGAGGTCGGCGGATAAGCATTGACACATATGATGAACACCAGTCAGCGGAATGGTTTGCATGGTCAGATCGAAGAGGCTGTCGATCAGCGGCAACCTTGGGAACTGCGCCAGTCTCGCTGGTACGAGCTTCGGCATCACGGCCTGCGTCGCCAGAACAAGCCGTGGCTCAAGGCATCCGACATGCACTGGCCGCTCATCGATACCCAGATCGAGAAGCTTAAGCCGCTCTTCCTGCAGCAGGCACTCGGCATGGACGTGGTGGCCAGCTTCGTTCCGATGCGCCAGCAGCTCAATTCCTACACCAAGGTCGCCGAGGACTGGTTCAACTATAAGATCCGCGAGAAGACCAACTTTCAGGAGGAGATCCTGTCTTGGGTCGACTACACCCTCATGTCGGGTCGGGCGGTCATCAAATGCTTCTGGAACCCTGGCGACAAGAAGGTCGGGTTCGACGCCATCGATCCTCTCTACTTCCTGGTTCCTGCCTACACCGTCGATCTGCAGGACGCAGACTGGGCCGTTCAGGTCATGCCCATGAGCGTGGCCGCCTACAAACGCATGGCGCGTCAGATGGGCTGGAAATCCGACAAGGCCACCATCGACAAGATCCGAGGAAACCCGCAGGAGGACAACATCCCCGGCACCAACGTCGAGTCCGACGTCAAGAACCTCCGGGAAGGCATCACCTACACCAACAATCCGGACATGATCATCGTCTGGGAGGTCTATCGTAAGACAGAGGCCGGAAAGTGGGAAATCTACACTTATTCCCCCGCAGACAAGTCGATCGATCTGCGTGAGCCTATGGAACTTCCCTACGACCATGGGCAGCTCCCCTTCATCGACTTCCCCTACGAGATAAAGGACAAGGGTTGGTTCTCGCCTCGCGGCATCTGCGAGATCCTGGCTCCGTTCGAGCTGTCGATGACTTCCATGTGGAATCACAAGCATGATGCCATGACGCTCTACAACCGGCCGCTGTTCCGCGCCGAGCGTGAGTTGCCAAACAGCATCAACCTGCGTTTCCAGCCCGGCCAGATTCTTCCCTACGGTGTAGCGCCGGTCACTATGCCCCAGCCGCCCATCTCGTTCGATGTCGAGATGAACAACACGCGGGCCATCGCTGAACAACGCATTGGCACTCCGGATTACGGCATCAACTCGATGATCGAGGGCCAGAGCAACCGCCGCACTGCCACTGAGATCAAGTCGATCAATGCTCAGGCCATGCAGTCTGGCGATCTGCGTGCCCGGCTCTTCCGCATGTCGCTCGGAAAACTGTATCGCCAGGCATGGAGCCTCTACATCCAGTACGACAAGCAGAGTCTACAGTACCGTTTCGCAGAAGATTCGCTCTCAGCCGATCCTGTGGCCCTCCATGACCAGTATGAACTCGAGCCCAAGGGAGGCATGGACATGGTCAGTCGTCAGGCCATGGTCAATCAGGCGATCGCACGCAAGCAGCTCTTCGCGCAGAGCCCCTGGGTGGATCAGGTCGAACTCGACAAGTCCATCATGGAGCTGGACGACCCGACTCTGGTAAAGCGGCTCCTACGGGATCCCGGACAGAAGGCTCAGGACGAACTCGAGGACGAGGCCAAGCTCATCCCGACGCTGCTCGTTGGCATCCCTGTGCCAGCCAAGCCCGGCCAGAACTTCGCAGGCCGCATCGGCGTCATCATGCAGTACCTGCAAGGCGCTCAGCAGCAGGGCCAGCAGTTCCCGCCGCCGGCCATGAACGCCATCATGCAGCGGCTCGATTCGCTGCTGCAGGGCTACGAGCAGGTGGCCACCAATGAGGCCCGCAAGCTCCGCAAGGACATCCAGACGTACTTCGAGTCGACTGGCCTGTTGCCCAACCAGAAGCAGGCTCAGCAGATCCAGGCTCCCCAGCCTGCACCGCCTACGGCACAGCCCGTCGTTGAGCAGCCAGCCCTACCCGTATGACCTGCACCAAATGTCGGTATTTCGTCCAAAACACATGCAGAAGGTATCCCCCGAGCGGGAGGCCGAGCGCATGGCCAATCGTCCAAAAGGAAGATTGGTGCGGCGAGTACAGCCCGACAATTTCGGTGAATGCGAGTACTGCGGAGACGAGTGTGAAATCTCCAGTCTCCGTTTCGATCGAGCCGGTTTCAGATACTGCCAAGAGTGTGCAGGAAAAACTCAATAGGCTTAGGAAAGAAAAGGCATCCATTCTTTAACATGGCCGAATACCAAGGAAAGAAGGTCACTCTCAACAAGCCGTTCTACACGCCCGGCGAGAAGAAGAAGAGTGCTGTCTATGTCCGCAGCCCCAAAGGCACCGTGATCAAGGTGCGATTTGGTGATCCCAACATGGAGATCAAGCGCGACAACCCGGAACGCCGTAAGAACTTCAGAGCCAGGCACAACTGCGATAACGCAACAGACAAGACAACGCCTCGGCACTGGAGCTGCAAAGCCTGGTAAATCGCATGATCCGTTTCATCTCAAAGCTCAAGGCAGCATGGACATTCAGCCGGCATCAATGCTGGGTGAATCCGCTTCCATGGGAAAAGACAGACGCCGTCGCGCTGGCCGCCTTCTTCAAATCGGAGACCGGTAAGAAGTTCAGGGATGCATTACTCAATACCGTCCTCATGCAGAATGCGTCAGCACTGGTCGACAAAAACCATTTGCAATACTCAGCAGGCTTTGCCATGGGTCAGGCCAGCTTGGTCAAGGTCATCGAGATGATGGCCGATGAATCAGCTATCTCGGATTCTGACAATGATACCGGTCAGGATACGATCACTTAGGGTATCACAAATACGGTAGCCAGAGCGTGCAGTCTGGCTAACGAGTTACATAGCACATGAGTGAAGCATTAACCGCTGATGGAGTGCTCTCGATGGCGAGGGACTTCGATGCAGGTGTCGATATTGACAATCGGGAAACCCCTGAGCCTCAACCCGAGGCGCAGAGCCCCGATGCGAGTTCTCCTGTGGAGGATTCCGCCAGCACCGAGTCCAGCAATACCGAGGAAACCCCAGAGGCAAGTTCCTTGAAAGAGACCGAAGCTCCGAAACAGGAGCCCAAGTCCGAACCGCAGAAGAAGGAGTCCAAGTTCGCCAAGGAGGAGGCTCGCAAGGCCAAGACCTGGTCGGAAATCAACGCTGAGAAGGAGGCTATCAAGGCCCAGAAGGAGGCGTTGGCCCGCGAACGTGAGGAATGGCAGAAATCACGGCAGACCGCCGAGACCAGCCAGACCAATCAGTTCCGGGACGATAAGGGGTTCACAGCCGAAGACTATGAGCAGGCCGCAAAGGAGTTCGATGCAGATGGGGATCGCGAACTCGCCCAGGCCGCCAGAGCCAAGGCAGACGCTGCTCGCAAGGCAGCCGGTGAGCACCAAGTCAAACTCCAGCAGCAACAGTTCCAGAAGTCTTGGGAGGATTCATATGCCCGCCTGAGCGAGAAGGAACCGTGGCTGAAGGATCAGAACTCCGAGCAGTACAAGAAGGTCGTTGGCCTTCTGAACAACTACAAGGTGCTGACCACCATCCCTGATGGGCTGACTCACGCCGTGGAGCTTGTGAAGCTGCATGACACTGCGTCTCGGGCTCAGGCAATTGAATCGGAGAACAAGGCGCTCAAGGAGCAGCTAGACAAGCTCCAGAAGAAAACAGCCATAGGTAAGAGTGTGCCGGCCGGACCGCTCAAGGCAGAGGAAAGTGACTTTGCCAAACTCCCGCTCAAGGAGCAGCGGGAACGTCTGATGAAGGCGTCGCGGGAATTCGACCGCTCACTAGACTGAGGCGCCATACCGTAACTTGTTATGCCAGTAACTACTTCAACCACGCTCACCAACCAGTTCCAGAACTACTTCAGCAAAGAGCTGCTCAGCATCGTCCAGCAGGAGACGATCCTCGATCAGTTCGCGATGAAGGCGCCGATCCCCAAGAACAACGGCAACAAGGCCATCTCCATGTTCCGTTTCGGGTCGCCCAGCATCTCGGGCGTCCAGACGATTGCGTCTGAAGGCACCGCGATTAGCTCCGCGAACTACCGCGCTCTGGCGCTCAACAAGCTCGACAAGTCCCTTGCCCAGTACGGCCAGGTCATCGGGCTCACCGACATCCTCCGCGCTACGGACCTGTTCAACTCCCTCCAGCAGGCCACCAAGACCTCCGGTCTGGACATGGCTCTGTGGGTTGACTCGGTGATCCGTAACACCCTGATCGGTTCCAACCTCACCGCCAGCGGTTCCTCCATCGGTTCCGCTGCCGAGGGTGGTGGTACCTTCGACAACAGCGACGCCTGTAACACGGCCGCTGGTTCCGGTGGTATCAAGGTGTACGGCAACCCCGCCACGCTCACCACGCAGACCTTCTCTGCGTTGAACAGCTCGACGGCCGCTGCTGACGCCACGATGACCGCTTCGGCTGTCCTCGACTCCATGACCCGGCTGAAGCGCAACCGCGCTCCGCTGATCAATGGCGGCTATGTCCTCGCCACCGACCCTCGTGTGGCCCGCGACCTTATGCGCGACAGCGACTGGCTCAATGCCTCGAACTACGGCAACAAGGGTCAACCCTTCTACAAGGGCGAGGTTGGCTCCATCTACGGCTGCCGCGTCGTCACCCAGACCAACTCGTTCGTCAGCACTGGCTCTGCCACCGCCGCCGATGAGTTCGTCTACCAGGCCAGCGCCGCTGGTGGTGGTCTCGCCGTCAGCAAGGACATCATCGCGTCGTTCTTCTTCGGTAACGAGGCGTTCGGCATTCCTCACCTCACCGGTGATGATCCGCTCTCCCCGAAGATCGTGATCACCGATACCCCGGACAAGTCTGACCCGTTGAACCAGCTCGTCACCGTCGGCGTGAAGATCTACTTCGCCACGCTGCGTCTGGCCGCCGGTAACACTGGTTCGACCGGTAACCCCGTCTGGTACCTCGTCCACCGCACGAAGACCTCGACCACCCTGTAATCAGATGAAAAAGACAGCCACCATCATGGTGATTGCTGTCGGCCCTGGGGGGCATCGCCGACAAGGTGGTGCCCCCCTTTCTCATTCCGCTTGCGGACATGATATGGCCGATGAGAATCCGCCCATGATTTCTATTCCTGTTGAGGCGCTCGCCACTGATTCCGAGAATGGCGAAAATGTGACTCCCGAGGTTGGTGATGAAGTCACCCTGAGTGAGGTCAAAGGCGTCCTCAAGAAACTCGACAACGGCGAAGCCTACGTTGAGATCAAGAGCGTCAATGGCATGCCCGCCGAATACGAGGAGAAAGGCGAGAAGTACGACATGGAGGAAGGCCAGTCCATGGACGAGAAGAGCATGCGGAAGATGGTCGAGGACTACGATTCGGAGAACGAGTAATGCCCATCTACTCCTTCGAGAACAATGGAAGGACCGTCGAACAGATCGTTCCGATGGGAACCGATTCCATCACTTTGGAAGGCAAGACTTGGCGGAGGTCCTGCATCAACAGGATCTCCCCAGTCGGATTCGCAAAGCAGTCGGAGCTTAAGGACGAAGTCAAACGCGGCTTCTACAACATGGAGCAGCGCCAAGGCAGTCGTTTCGAGAGCACCTTCACGAAGAACCAAATAAGAAAGATCTGGGAAATATGAGTTCAATCAATGCCGATCTGGCCGTCGAGTTGAGCATGGGAAGCGCAGGCTTCTCGCTTGTCACGGCAACCACGCTTCAGACTGGTCCGTATAGCCGGCTTCAGGTCGTGGCCAACGCTGTGTTCACTTCCATTTCCGGAAACGGGATTGGTGGAACCTGGTCAGCAACGACGATTCCTGCGGGAACAGAGATCGTCGGACCCATCACCAGCTTCCAGCTCGCGTCTGGCGCGGTGATTGCCTACAACGGTATCATCAACTCGTAAGGATCTGATTCGTGGCTGACGTAAAGATCACAGGTCTTGCGCCGATCACAGTACTGGATCCGGCAGTTGATCCTCTGCCAATCGTCGATGTCAGTGATACATCGATGTCCCCAACTGGGACGACCAAGAAGGTAACGGTCGCTCAGTTGTTCTCGGCCAATCCCAACGCCGAGTTCACCAACCTGACAGTCACCAACACGATCACTGTTGGTAACGATGTGTTAATTGGCAGCAGCATTCAGGTCGGCGACCTGACAGCCAATCAGGTGGTCTTCGCCGATGGCAGTAAGTACCTACAGACAAAGACGCCTGTAGACGCCAGGACTGCCTTACAGACCACCACCTACACCCACGTTCAATCGGTGTCTGCAAACCCCTGGGTGATCAATCACAATCTCAACGCCTACCCGACGGTGTGGGTGATTGATCCTATCCTCAACCGAGCTGGATGGGCCGAGGTAGAATATCCATCCGCAAACACTGTAAACGTCCACTTCCCCGGTGCTTGTACCGGAATCGCTTACCTCAACTTCTAAGACACTATGGCAGTTCCGTTTCTAAACTCCATCACGCTCAACAAGAACGAGGTTCAAGACTTCAAGGTCTATAACATCGGCACCGGGAACCCGACGTTGTCGTCTGGTGGCGACATCGGATACTTCTGGACCGACACGACTGGATCAGCCTCTGCCCGAGTTCTCAAGTGGTGGGATGGGGCCAATGTCCGCACGATCCTCGACAGTTCCTCCACGACAGTTGTCGCTGCGGATCTCTCCGGAGGTGCCGCTGGTAGCCTTCCGTATCAACTAACGGCTGGAGACACGACCTTTCTCGGCATCGGGACTGCGGATCAGGTTCTGAAAGTCAACTCTGGAGCAACCGCTCCTGAGTGGGTCAATCAATCCAGCCTCAGTGTTGGATCTGCCACCAACAAACCCGGAGGAGCTGTTGGCGATCTCCTTGTTCAGTCCGGAAGCGGTACAACCTCGTTCCTAAACGTTGGGACTGCCGGGCAGGTGCTTACCAGCAATGGCCTCAACCCGGCCTATGTCAACCAGTCAACGCTGAGCGTTGGGTCGGCCACCACTGCCACCACCGCGACGACGGCGAATCATATTAGCGGTGGGGCTGCTGGTCAACTTCTTTACCAGAGCGGTCTAGCTACTACTGCCAAACTGGGTGTTGGAACGGATGGCTACATCCTCACCTATGATGGAATCAACACGAAGCCTCAATGGTCTGCTTCGATTCCTGCTGGCTCTGTTTCTGGTCTAGCCGCTTCTGCCACTACTGACACGACCAATGCTTCAAACATCTCCAGCGGTACGCTGCCGTTGGCTAGATTGGCACTGGCCAATGGCCAGTTCTATGTCGGTGATGCTTCCAACAACCCTGCAGCCACTGCCAAGTCGTCGATCTCGCTGACCGGATTCGGCGCTCTGACTGCGGATCTGGACATCGCCGGGGTCAACATCATCAACAGCGGCAACGTCACCTCTGGATCGTCCGGCTCCACGCTGGCCACCAAGGGCTACGTTGACTCTGTCGCTCAAGGTTTGGACATCAAGTCGAGCTGCTTGGTGGCTTCCACTGCGGACATCAACCTAAGCGCACCCGGATCTGGATTCATCGACGGTATTAATCCGACAACCTTCACCAGCGGAACCACCCGCATCTTGGTTAAGGACCAGAGTCTGTCGCAGCAGAACGGTATCTACATCTGGAACGGAACTGCTTCAGCGATGACTCGATCGCTGGATGCCAACACTTGGGATGAGCTGGTTGGTGCATTCACGTTCATCGAAACTGGTTCAACAAATGCAGACTCTGGATGGGTATGTACGGCTGATGCTGGTGGCACGCTTGGGACGACTCCGGTTCCGTTCGTTAAGTTCTCTCAAGCCGGTTCCTACACCGCCGGAAACGGCATGGTGCTGTCTGGTGGGGTGTTTCACTTCGCGCAGGACACAAACTACACTGCTGGCCGCATCCCGTTTGCTTCGAGCACTTCTTCGATTGGATTCAACGCGAATTTCAATTGGGACAACACGAACAGCAGGCTTGGAATTGGAATAACGACACCAAGCTCTCAGTTGGACATCGGAATGCCTGCTGGAGCCGGAACTCCTCGAGTTCGTGTCGATCAGGTTAGCGATGATCCGTTCATTGATCTTCAGAGGTGGACAGGCGTTTCATCCAATTATGCTGGCATAAGAATCCGAAACGTAACTGGAGCATTCTATTTCCAGAACTCAAATCAGGCTGCGATCGGATCACAGACGTTCACGGATCGAATGACGCTGGACGCCTCTGGCAACCTTGGGTTGGGGGTGACGCCGGTAAACACTGCGAATGTACGGAAACTCAACATTGGCGGAGCAGTTCAATCTGCGCTGACACTCACGTCTAACAGCTCCTCTTCGAGTGCTCGGAATTGGAGCATCCGCTCGAACGTTGAGGCGTTTGGTGATCTGTGCTTCTACCAATCGAACGCTCAAGGCGGAGACCCAGTAGACGCGGGGACAAATAAGATGACCCTCGACGCCTCGGGGAATTTGTTGGTTGGACCCGGAATCGCTCAGTACACGGCAGCAAATCGCGGAAACATCACCTCTGCTGGATCGAACGAAGCAATCTTCGGACTAAGCATTAACAATACGCCATCTGGCTATCTTTGGGGAACAACTACCAACGTCGAGATCGGAGCCCCTGCTGGCCGGTTCATCTCGTTCTCGATCAATGGTGAGAAGGCGAGAATTGACTCCTCCGGTAACCTTGGGTTGGGGGTGACGCCAAGTGGAGCATACAAACTCGAAGTCGGTTCATCTCAAAGTTCTGTTTTTCTAGCAAGCACAGTTGGATATGGAGCAGCAAGTGAGCAGTACTCATCGTTTCGGTTTCACAATACGTCATTTTCTGGCGGAAACAGCGAAATCCGGAACATTGTAAACGGATCTGTATCTGTAGGGTCTTCACTTTCGTTTTATACATCACAAAACGGAACTGGTGCCTTAACGCAGAGGATGACCCTCGACGCCTCGGGACGACTTGGTATCGGGACGGCGACTCCAACGCTTCCGCTACACGTCGAGTATAATGGGCAAGCCGAGCTTCGGCTCAAAAACACCAGCGCATCTGGACTGGCTGCGATTGGATTCGTTGCAGGCGGGCAGACGAATCCGTGGTACATTTACACGGATTCCAATCGGAATTTCATTTTTCAAGATAACACAACCCAGCGTCTTACCATCGCCGCAAACGGAAACGTTGGATTGGCAGTCACTCCTAGTGGCTGGGGTGGAGGTGCAATTCTGAACCTTGCAAACGCGGGTGCTATTTCTTCTACAGGGACAACGACAAGCGTTGTCAGCAACGGGTACTTCTCCGACCAGTGGCGGTTTTACGCGAACGGAAGGTATACTCAATACTACCAAAACAACGGAGCACATGTCTTCTACGGTTCTGATAACAATGCTGCTGGCGCCAACCAGCCTTTGACTCCTCTTGTTCGCGCTCAGATTGACTCCTCTGGTCGTTTCTCTGTCGGATTGAATGTGACCGCGCTAAACGCGGCACAGATCCAAGGCGTGGGCCAAGCAACGACCTCGGTCTCCGACTCCGGAGACGGATCCGCGCTGTTCTTGTCGGACACCGTCAACGGGGTGAACAACGGCGGCTTGCTTTTACTTGGTGCTGCAACCGCAAACGGGCAACGCCCGCACGTTGGCATCAAGTCGCTACTGAACAACGGAGATGTAAACGGCACCTCTGACATGATCTTCGTCACGCGGACGACTACCGCTGCGACGACATTGTCGGAGAAGATGCGGCTGACGAAGGATGGGAATCTTGGGTTGGGTGTTAGCCCAGCATCTGGATTCATTCTTACAATCAACGGGTCCATGCGTCTTCCGTATGGATCAAAGATTTCATCGCTTACAAGCGGAGGAAGCACTGCTGATATTCTAAGTTATCAGCTATGGGGAGCTGATGGAAACACCACGGTTCTTCAGAACAACTACAACGACGTTGTAATAGCGACATCTAGCACTGGAACTGGAGTCGAACGACTTCGTGTAAAAAATACAGGTCAGATCAACTTTAAAGGCCTTGCAGCGGATCCTACTGGTGCGGCTGGTGACCTGTACTACTCCACCGGAAATGTGCTCAAGATGCACAACGGCACTGCGTGGCAGCAGTTGAGCCGGAAGTTCAGTGGAGCCTTGTCTGGAACAGGAACCTCGTTCACGGTTACGCACAACCTTGGGACACGCGATGTCACCGTGCAGGTTCGCAAGTCTGGTAGCACCTATGATCTGGTCTACACCGACATTCAGATGGCAACAACCGACACTGTCACTGTGATCTTCGCGTCGTCTGTCACTGGTTCAGACTACACTGTCACCGTCATCGGCTAATGGACTTCCTCAACGTAGCAACCTTCGCAACCAGCTCGTCTAGCACCAAGGTGCTCGTGCTGGATGGTAATACCGTCAAGTCACGCACGGCATCACAGGTGGTGACGGATGGTGGTGGTGGGTCTGGATCTTCTGGTAAAAGTTTCCAGATTACGCTGTATGAGGGCCTGTTTTTGGCCGCTTATCCAGCAATCTACCTTGATTCGGCGGCTGACGGTTGGGGATGGCCACAAGTTGGAGCTGTTGACCAGCCAGACAGCATTCTTAAATGCGTAAAGTTTTTGGTTCCTTTCAAACCGACAAATTATCGGTTCTCAGCTAGATGTATATCTGCTCCGTCATACTGGGCCGGCTCAACGCCTTCATCTGGTCAGTTTGGAGTTAAAATTCAGTATTCGGACAATGATTCAACTTGGACCACTATAGATACCGTAGACTTCAAAGGTAAAACAACAGGAAACCTTGCTGGTGCGAATGGAACTTTATCAATTTCAAGCTCAGCCAGCTTGTTCTACATGAGGGTTCTTTGCGTCAACACCTTGGCCAGTCCAGCATCTGGTGCTGAGATTGAGATCAGATCCTTCGTGGCTGACTTCTGGAACTAACCTTGCCCCAGCACCCTCTTTAGCTACCATCGCGCACCTATGACGATCGAACTGAACAAAGAACAAGCTCAAGTCCTCATCAACCTCATCGACGTGGCCGTCAAAGCAGGCGGCATCCAGGCAGCTCGTGCCGGCGTCTTCTTCACCGATCTTGTCTCTGCGGCAGCCGCCAAAGAGGAGTCACTCAACAAAGAACAGAAGGAAGTCCAATGATCACATGGGTTATCGAACAGCTCTGGGTTAAACCTAGTGAAGGCAGTCTCACCGACGTCGTTGTCACCGCTGCGTGGCGTTGCAACGGCGAGCAGGTCAGTGGTGGCAAAACGTACAGTGGCACCTGCTACGGTACGGCCAGCTTCGTTGCCCCGGATCCCTCGCAGTTCATCCCGTACAGCAACCTGACTCAGGCCGAGGTGTTGGGTTGGGTGTGGGCTTCTGGAATCGACAAGGCTAACACTGAGACCAGCGTGAACGAGCAGATCCAGAATCAGATCAATCCTCCGATCATCGTTCCGCCTCTCCCCTGGAACTCCAACAGCTAGTTCACATGGATCCGCTCGTTGTTCAGGCCAAGTCCACTGGCGTCTCTGCAGTGCTTGGTGCCGCAGGAATAGGCGTTCAGTACACCTCGATCAACGAGTTTACAAAGGCGGCGATTGGAATCGTCATCTTGTTCACGCTGCTCGTGAGAGCTGCACTGGCCGTCATTGAGCTTCACAACAAACTCAAAGAGAAAGACCAAAAGCATGAATGATTCCGTCAAGTCTCTCGTTCGCCACATCCTCTCCGCTGCCGGGGGGTTCCTTGTCGCCAAGGGACTCGTTTCTGCCGATCAGCTTCCCGAGGTTGTCGGTGCTATCATCACGCTCGTTGCCGCTGCCTGGGGCATCATGTCCAAGAAGAAGGCCACGACTCCTCCTGCTCAGTGATCATCGAGCAGATCCTCACCGCGATCCTCAAGTTCGTTGAGTCGCTTCTGAGAAAGGACCAGACCAGTGAGGACGCAAAGAAGCAGCCAGATCTCAAAGATCGCCTGCGTCGTCGCATTGCTGACCATGAGCAGCGGGTGCGCGACGCGGGTGATCCTCGTTCCTGAAGGCGAGCCAGTTCGCATCGCCGAGCCGATCAAGGCTAGAGTCTGGGTGCTGGACTCACAGGGAAACAGCATCCGATCTCAAAACCGCGTGACAATTCCAGCCGGCTGGTACGCACTTCCGAAAGACTGATATGGGTTCCACACTGACAGGTTCAACAGTCGCCAGCACCTACACTGGCCTGCTCAAGACGACCGACACAGGCGCCATCAACTCCACGCTCAAGACCATCTCGGATGGCTCCGGCAACGATTCCGCGCTTCAGCTCTCTACCACCAGCGTCAACATCGCTGCTGCTTCCGGGAACTTCACGATCGCGACCGACAAGCTGACTGTCGCTGGCGCAAGCGGCAACACGGCTGTCGCTGGAACCCTGTCGGCCACTGGCAACTTCGCGATCAACACCAACAAGTTCAACGTCACAGCCGCCAGCGGGAATACCACATGCGCTGGTTCGCTGACGTTGACGACAGGATCACTGACGGTTGGCGGTAGCACCAGCGTTGCTGGCAATATCACGACCAACGGGTATGTGATCCTGAACAACGCCTACGGCATTCAGCAGAACTCTGCTGGTGGATCCAACACGTTTGCGGGAACGAGCACGTTCAACGGACTAGCGATCTTCAACGGCGGCATCACGTTCAACTCGAACATCACGCTGGCCAACAACCTGACCGTCAACGGCACCACGACGCTCAACAGTGTTGCCGCTCTGAATGGTAACATCACGCTTGGCGACTCATCTGCGGACACGCTCACGGTGGCTGCCACGCCGACATTCAGTGCTCCGGCGACATTCAATGGCAACGTCACGATCGGAAGCGACGCAACCGATACCCTTGCGATCAACGCGGCGTTCAACCCAGCGACAGAGACGATCGCTGCTGGAGACTTCGTTCTGATTCAGGACGTCTCCGACTCCAACAAGATCAAGAAGGTGGCTTCTAGTTCAGTTGGAACGACGGTGACCAAGAGGCAATCTGGCGCTCTAGACATTCCTCTTCAGGCTGGCCTGCAATCTTACCCTCACGACCTTGCCGCTGTTCCGACTCTGTTTCAGGGGTTTTTGGTATGCGTTGCCGCTGCTGGTGATTGCGGTTACTCGCAGAACGATGAGATCTCTCTAGACTGTGTTATGGCGATAGCCAATGACGCAGCAGACACAAGAAACTACGACGTAGCGTTCTCTGTATGGTCAGACGCAAATACGATTTACGCCAGAAGGGCTAATACGGTTGCGGGCACTCTGTACGTTCTATCCGGAAGCACTGGGTCAATGCAGCCCATATCTGATACGGATAAATGGAAAATCAAATTCCGGATGATTAGCCTCTAATGACTCCTTCCCAGATCGCGCAAGCTGCCTGCGACAAGCTGTCGTTCTCGGACTCCGCGACTCTCGCGTTGGCCAAGAAGTTCTGCATCCGCAGGTATTCCATGATCTGGGATTCCTGCCTGTGGAACGACACCCTCGGCGTCGCTTCCAAGTCGGTCGATGCCCAGACTGAGATCATCAAGCTGGACACCTACGTCACGTCCACCTACAGCGCCTTCATCAACAACTCCATGTACCTGGATATGCCTGTGGCTATCCGGTTCACGGTGAATGGCAACAGTGACGGAATCGAGCTTCCTGCGGCCGAATGGCAGTCCTTCTTCCAGCTCGATCCCAACACCTGGAACAACGTTGAGTCCCGCCGTTCCACGCCAGGAAACTTCATCAACCTATCTCGGTTGATCAATGATGGCGTAACGACCTACGGAGACTCTGGAATCCCTCAGATCAAGCTGGTCCCTACGCCTGACCAGAACGGAACGCTGTTCATCCTCGGCAAGCGTCAGTCGCCCATGCGGCAGTTTGGCGAAGACGTCACGATCGCCAACAACCAGATCTTCGAGATCCGGGGCATCGAGAACGCGCTGATGGCATTCACAGAGGGTGATCTGCTCGAGTACTCGCGACAGTACGGGAAAGCGCAGGCCAAGTTTGGTGAGGCCGCTGCACATGTCGGGACCATGAAGGACATGGAGCGTGGCCAACAGCAGCAGATCTCGCGTATCATTCCTGATTCGCTCTACGACTGGACATTCGACGACATCACTTAGCCATGCCTTTCAAAGCCAACGATAGTCTGGACGACGAGATTCTGTTGGATGGCACGAACGGATTCACGACAGGTCAGGTCAGCGCAACTCGTCCGGACAACATCGCCAACACATCGTACTCAGATGGCCTAAACCTCGACTACGATGACTTCGGCAATCTGGTAACCCGGCCTGGATGCACCGTCTTCAAGGGGCTGGATACGATCAACCAGCTCTGGGAAGAGATCCTGACGAACTGGGAGTCTGTCACTGAGTACTGGGGTTCCAACCTTCCGGTCACTGCCAGCATCGTTTCCGGATTCTACTTCGATACGGCTGCTGCCGAAAGGTTGGTCGTTGCGGTGTCGAACAACAACGTCCAGAGGCTGTACTACTCCGGATCAAACAACCTCTACACGGTCATATCTGGCAGTTCGTTCTCGGACTCCGCCAAGTACATCTACTTCGCGCAGCTAAACGACAAGCTGTACTATTGCGACGGCTTCGGAGCACTGGCCTACATCACTGCTGCGAATGCCAACAGCTCGATCACTGCCGGCAAGGTTAGCCGCATCGATGTCATCAACCAGGGTGATGGTCATTCGTCGGTTCCGACTATTACGATAGCGGCTCCCCCTCCGCCTGCTCCTGGAGCACCTGCGGGAGTTACCGCAACTGCTACAGCGGTCGTCACTGGTGCAGGTAACCTTGTCGCGATCAACATCATAAATCCTGGAAGCGGATATACAACGGCTCCTGCGGTTACAATCTCACCAGCCAACCAGTCGCATGCTGTTGCATTCATCTCTCTTGCGCCACCAAGTCAGCCGATATTCCTAGCGACGCATACGCAGCGGCTCTTCTGCGCTTCAGCCAACACCACCAACTATCCGGATACGCTCTTCTTCTCGGACATCCTCGACGGTGAGTCTTGGGACCCTGCTGGATCTGTCCGCGTCGGTGGTGATGGCGATCCGATCACGGGACTCTACTCGTGGTTCGGAAACAAGCTGCTCGTCTTCAAGGAGCGGTCCATCTGGGCTGTAGACGCCAACCCGCAGGAAGATCCTGCTGATTGGGTCGTATCGCTGATCAGCGGAAACGTGGGTTGCATCTCGCACCGTTCGATCGCCGCTGTCGGCGCCGACGTCATGTTCCTGGCTCGAGACGGTGTCCGTTCACTCGCTCAGATTCAGGCCGGAACCCAGACTGACGTTGGCCTGCCTATCTCCGCACCCATCGGAGACATCATGTCGCAGATCGACAGGTCCAAGTATCAGTACTGCGACGCTGTCTACTGGAACAACCGGTACATGCTGGCTGTTCCAAAGAACCTGGATCAGGTCCAGAACAGCAACTACGACATCCTGTTGGAGAACGGCAACAACCTGTCTGCCGAGAACAACAATCATCTCGTCACCAACATCCTGCACAACAACACGGTGTATGTGTACCACCTGTTGGCCAAGGCATGGCTTGGTGAATGGGACAACTGGCAGGTCACCGACTTCATTCCGACATCGTTCGCCTCAATGGGCCAGGTGCTGATGTTCTCTGGAGCCGTATCCAACGTGGAGAACGCTCCGGGACAGATCTACATCTTCAACGACTACATCCCGGAGACACGGTTCAATCCGTCCAAGATCTCGAACTTCAGGGACGCAGGCCAATCCTACAACTCTGCCGTCGTCACCAAGGCGTACGCGTTCAACGAGCCGATGGTCGACAAGATCGGGTACAACGTTCAGTTCAGCACCGACAACCCATATTCCGATTGGGCACCAGAGTTGTCATGGAGCTACTCGCTCAACATGAGTGGGTCATTCACGAGTTTGGGTGAAAACGTCGTGGTTCCGTACAACACCTACAAGTATCAGAAGTCCTACAATCTGATCTCGAAGGGCCGTTGGAACTCGATCCAGTTCAAGCAGCGTTGCACTGATGGCAAGATGACGGTGCAATCGATCATCGTCACTGGCTTCCCGCAGAACATCAAACCGCAGCAATGACGGCCCACCCAACACTGATCTCAGCAGCAGCAGTGTTGAAGAGGAAGTGGCCGACGTGTCGGAGATGGACCCGGGAGCAACTCATCAACTTCCTGGCATTCTTCAACGAGAAGCGTCAGTTGGGAATTGTCGTCGATGAGGGAAGATGCGTCGGGGTTGGGATCGTCCGAATCCTGAAGGACGAGAACGAAGCGAACGACCCAAGGCTGACCGACAACTCTGGACACATCGCTTGGGTCGAGATCGTAGCCACTACGAAGCCCATGGCGGTTCAGACGCTGTTCCTGGGCATGCTGCGGTTCTGCAAGGTGAATGCCCCGAATGTGACCCTGCTCGGCGGAAGACATACGCCTACGGGCGCTCACCGCTTGTACCCCTTCGATCGATACTTCAATCTCGTGACGAACAAAAGGATCTCCTATGGGTGGTAGTTATGAAGCGCCAAATATGGCAGCAGCGAACCGTGAAGCGGTCTTGGCTCAGGCCGAGACGTTTCCTTTGCTGCGACAGATCGAGGCGGCTTCTCGTCTAGGACGAGAGATCACATACACCGATCCTCGCACCGGGAAACAGGTTACCCAGGACTTCCGTGGCATGTCGGACATCGACGTGTCTCGCGAGATCGCCAGAGCTATGGCGGACATGGCTCCTGAGCTGACCCAGAAACAGCTCGATGTCGCCAAGCAATTTGGAACCGAGTTTTCTGAACAACGGCGCCGTGAGCTTGAGGCGGCAGATCCTGAGCGTTACAAGCTCTACGACCAGTTCCTGCAAAACCTTCAGTCTGGAAAGGCTGCTGTTGAGACCGGAGCCCCTGAAGTTCCCGAGTATGAGCGAGTAGAAGCTCCTCCTGAGATGCGGGACACCGGAATGACGGCGTCCATGCGGGCTGACTTGGAGAAGCAGGTCGCAGGTGAGCTGGCTCAGGCCGGATCGCTACCTCCCGGACTCCAGAGGGCCACAGAGCAGGCTTTGCGGGCTCGAGGGGCTGCTACTGGAAACATCCTTGGCAATGCGGCGGCTCTGCGTGAGGCACTTGGCGTCTCGCAGGCCATCCAGTCATCCGACGAGCGACGCCGAGCACAGGCGCTTGGGCTCCTGCAATCTGGTCAGTCGACCAGCGACACGGCCAACCGTATGGCCCAGCAGTCGTTCCAGAACATCTTGGCAGCTACTGGCCAACGGAATACCGCAGCGCAGCAGACGTTTGCCGGCCAGATGGCCGCACAACAGCAGCGCACGGCTGGTCAGCAGCAGAACATCGCCAACATCCAGTCTGCACTCGGGTTGCA